AGGGGGTGGCCATAAAAAAGAAACAATATCTGTTCACCACGTATGATCGTGAAGGAGTTGGGTCGATAGTGATCGTCTACAAGCAAATCAACGGAAAGATGATGCGTGTCGGGGGGTACCAATACAAGCGCGGCGCGATAAGCTCCGAGCGAAAAGCGCGATAACTTACCGCGCCGAGTTTCTTGGCGTGGTCAAAAATATCTTGATTGCCTACCAATTACAATACACAAGTTCCTTCCTTCCCTTCCCCTTCCCACCTCCTCCAATCGTATAATCGATATCGACTGACTGCATCGAGAATCCCTCGAAGATTTTCCGCATTACTGGATGGTCGTTGATCGTCAGGATCGATGATCCTTTCATCTTTCTCATTGCCTCGGCTAACTGTTCATATTGGTCCAACTCAAACGGCACGCCGTAGCCTTCCGTCTCATAATACGGCGGGTCGAGGAAGTGTAACGTGTAGTCTCTATCCCATTTCGTTAAGCAGAGATTCCAGTCCAGATGTTCGATCCATGCGCGGGACAGACGGAGATGAGCCTGACTGAGATCCTCCTCGAGGCGGAGGATATTGAACCGGGGTGGTGAGCTTGGGGATGTGCCGAAGGTTTGGGAACTGACCTTGCCTCCGAACGAGAGCTTTTGGAGATAGAGGAAACGGGCCGCTCGCTGGACATCCGTCAAGACGTGAGGAGGAGTGTCCTTGTTCCACTCGAACAGCTGGCGGCTGTTTACGATGAAGCGGAACTGGCGGGCGAACTCATCGAGGTGGTTCTTGATGACCCGGTACAGATTCACCACCTCGCCGTTGATGTCGTTAAGAACCTCGACTTCGGCAGGTGGACGCATGAAGAACATGGAAGCGCCGCCGGAGAAATGCTCTGCATAACAGGTATGCGGGCGGCTTGCGATGAGGGGGAGCAGGACTTTGGCCAGGCGACGCTTGCCGCCGGGCCAGGCGAAAACGGGGTAATGCTTCATGTGAGCCTCCTTGATTTATCAAGAAATGTTTGATAGGCTCCCCCTGCTCTGTACAGGGCGGGGCAGCCTTGGCTGGCTCACAGGCAATAGCTGTGTGTTGGCGGCCGGCTGGTGTTCCTAGCACCAGCCGGTCGCTGCCTCTTTATATTGTATTTACCACCCCAGGATGGTGACGTAAGCGGACGCGCCTTCGACTTCAGTCAGGAACTCATCCTTTTGCTCCTGACCGTATGCCTTCCGGTGAGGGGCAGCGGATATCACTTCCCCGTCGCGCAGGATCTGATTTTCCCACATGACATTAACCGCCGATTGTTCCGGTAAAACTTCGACCGACTTCAATATTGTCTGCTCCGTAAGTGCCATGATTCCCCCCTATACTGAATAAATGATCGTGCCAATCAACACTAGCGTCCCACCTGATGGAGTGTCCGCGGCAGTGAGTTGCTGGACGCCCACTCCACTCCCACCACAGGCGACCCTTAAATATGAAACCCCGGGGATCGCTTCCGGCACGAATTGCGTGTAGCCAGCTTTCGTGAAATTATTGAAACGCATCCCCCCACCGGCTGCACTAATCCCCCCTACCACGAAGGGGAGACCATTCACCCGTAAATCTCCACTGGCCGTCGTATGGGTAAACGTCGATGTCGAAATGTAGAACCGGCAGATGATCTTGTTCCCGATCCGGGTATAACTGCCGGCGCCGGTGGCCAGAACTATATTCAGATCCCCGGGGGTCACGAATGTAACTGATGGGGTCCAGGTCCCCTCCTCGTACCAATCCAGTACATTAGCTGCGCTGTTGGCCGAGTTTCCCAGGTATATGCCGTTACTGGTCTGGAGGTTCGCGTTTCCGGACGTAGTATTATCGCTGGAGGTGCCAAACAGTGCGTGCCCGGTTGACATCATCAAACGGAACTTCGTGTCGGTGTACGCCGCGCCGAGCGTCAGGTATGTTATGGAGTCCTTATCCGAACCCAGCCCGAACAGCCCTCCCAGGGCGGTAGCGGTCGAATAGGCGTCAAACCGGTATCCGCACGCCCAGGTCAAGTCTCCGGCGGCCATCTTGAGAAGCACGGAGCCATTTATCGTTCCGGACTGGAATTGCCTCCCGGTCGGGTTCACCGTATGGGAATTGGATGTCAGAGCCCCGACAGTAAAAGGACCGGTATTTGGTGTGCCGGTCTGGAGGTTTAATAGCTCCTGCCAGTTCGCGTCCATCTCCTGGTGCGTCAGCGCCGCCCCTTTTGCGGATCGTTTCAATACTGCCATACCCCCCCTTATACCGCTACCGTTACGCGGATCGTGTCGATCTGGTTGCTGTTACCCGGATTCAGCCCGACGCTCATCACCTGCCCGACTACACCCCCGGCAAAACCCAGGGTGACGACATCGCCGAATTCCAGGTCATGGTAATCCAGGTAAACGTCGAACTCATGTATCCAGCCCCGGTCCTTGCACGTCGCCAGATAGTAATCGGCCACCACGGTTGCCGAAGAGAGAGCGGCAGCGAAGTCGAAGCGGAACAGGTCCGGTTGCTCGTGCTCGCCGTAGGCGGAGATGGACGTGGCGTCGCTGATGGTGTAGGCGGACTTGTAGGCTTCATCTCCGGACATGGTCCAGTCCCTGTTATAGAGCAGGTTTATCCGGTTTATCAGGTCGGCCGGATTGACCTTCCTGCGGCGGTGTCGCCGCCGTCCATCCTCGGTGATGGCGCAGGCCGCAATGGTGCGGGAACTGTTCAGGGTGTCGGGGCGCATGATCAGTTTCGACTCGCCCCGGTCGCGGCGAAACCAGCAGCGGCACTGGAAGGCTATCAGGTTGAGCCATTCCAGGGCAGGGCGGTATTCGGTTATGGCTCCGCCTAGTATCCCCTCGGTGTTAGTCCGGACGATCTCTATCCAGGCGATTTCGTACACATCGGCGGCCCCCGAGCCCAGGTCGAAACGGAGGGAGCTAATTGTGTACGCCAGGTAGTCTGAGGCGCCGACCGCCGTGGTCATGTCCAGCTCCACGGTATTCCAGGCGGACAGGTCGGCTGGTTGCGGGATCTGCTTGTAATAGCTTCCGTCATGGCCATGTTGCGAGTTCGCCCAGAACAGTTTCCCATCCCATGACCCGGCACCAGAGACGCGGCGGAACCGGAGCCGTATCCTGGTAAACCGGGTCTGGGAATATGCGTTGGTGAATGTAAACTGATAGTCGTCAGCCGTGGCGGTCACGACCATGCCGTTTGCGTTGGTGGTCAGGGTCGCGTTTATCGCGGTGAAATATGTCGCCACATGCCCCGGGGTAGTGACGAAATCATAGTAGCGGGGCTTATAGGTCTCGGAGAGGTTGCCGACCAGGGTGGTGGAACCGCTCAATCCCCCCCGGGCTACAAGATCATCCATGATGCCGGGTATGTCTATGGTCCGACTGCAGTTGACCATCACCATGCTGCCGACCAGGATATCGGCCACGGAGTTGCCGGTAAGCGATGCGCCGGAGGATGAGTAGGTGGACGGTGTGGAGGAGAGGTAGACCAGGCGGCTGGCGACGGTGATGTTGAAATAGCTGCCCGCCCCGGCGCCGACCTGTACGATGTCGACGCTGTTGTACGCCGCCAGCGAACCCTCGGCGGTAAACGTCAGGACCAGCGGTGAGTTGTTGACCAGGTTGCAATCCCACCAGTTCAGGCAGACACCATTGATGACGGCCAGGATCTTGACCCCCGCCCTGGTTGTAGTCGGGTTGATCGTGACGGAGTAGGAGCATGACGACCGGCTGCCGCCCGAGGCGGGAAAGGTGACGGGTTTGTAGTAGCAGAGCCCGGGGACATAGGGGTATCCGGACGGCTGGGGGTAGGTGCCGTAATAGACCAGGGATACCGGCAGGGTCAGGGTCGTGTTTTCGCTGCTGCTGCTGGCGGAGTTGTGGCTGTGGCCGGTCTCGAAGATGGCCTGGTTGGTCCTCTTGGCAATGGCCGGGAAATTGCTGATCTCGATGACGGCCATGCCCGGATAACTGGCGTGCTCGCTCCCCTCGGAGCCGAGATAGACCGTGCAGTCGGGGGTAATGTCGACATCGATACCGGCGACCCGGGTCAATACGTTGCTGATCGTGGTAACGGGATGGTCGGCGACCAGGTAGACCAGCGGGTTGGCGGACCGGTCCTCGATGACAACCGACCCCATGTCATGAGCCGTGGCGGTCGTGCCGTTGTAGCCTCGGGTAACGGTGATGTAGGAGTTGCTGGCTGCGGAGACGTACATCTGTTCGGCGTCCGCGATTATCACCCTGCCGACCAGGGAGTAGGCGGTGGGGACGGGAGCCGAGAGGTAAAATGATGTCGACTCGACGTCGAGATCGGCCGTGATGGATGAGGCGAAGCCGGATTCGACACAGACGGCCGGGAGCTTTGTCAATGCACCGTAGACAACCGGGACAACCTTGCCGACATCGTCCGGGTCCGCCGCGGGATAGGTCACGGTATCGACCCTGGTGCCGACATGGCTGCTGGCCAGTCGCACCGTTTCGTCCTCGATTACCACCTCCACGGCCGTATCGTCGGGCAGGTCCACGTCGCGGACATAACCGGTGAATTTCAGCTCCGGAGAGGCTGATCCACTACAGTCATACAGGTAGAGTTGTGCGGGTGATGTTTCCAGCGGGTAGGAGGTGGCCAGGGTCTCCATGTTGGGGTTTGCCGCCGGGTCGATCAGCAGCGTGACGGAAAAGTCCGAGACCTGGAACTCGTCAAGACCGCCGGTGACGCCGGCTCGCACGGACCCCCAGGAGCCGACCCACGGCTTGGTAGTGACGGCCCATGCGGGGATGTAGAGGGTCGAGTCTGCCAGATAGTAGTCAACCGCGTTCACGGTCAGTTTCAGGATACAGATCGGCGCTGCATAGGTGGATTCGAGAGAGGTGTCCGTCGCCGGGGTCCAGGATGTTTCTTCCTCCAGACTGACTTCGATCCGGTATTTACCCGCTTCTACCGGCCTGATTCTGATCTCCCCGTCTAGCCAGGCTGTACGAACTACCCCCTCAGAGTCATACCAAAGGAACGGGGAGCTGTTGCCTCCCACCAGTGACTGGAAGGTTAGCAGATCGTCACGGGTGAGCGAGGACTCCCTTGGAAATATCAAGCGGTACCGGTCGCGGATGACTCGCGACTTGTCATAGACATATTGAGTTTCGTCGGACAGCCGGCCCATAACCTGTAACGCCTGCCCGGTCTGGTCCGATTCGCGGAGAGGGTTCTGGGTGAACTGGACCGGGAAACCCGCGTATGTGAACATGTTTCTTATCGGCATGTCAGACAATCCTCAACTGAATCGAGACTTCATATGTGCCGTATGCCTTTTCACGGACGTATGGCCTCGCCGGTTTTGCAAAACGGACCGTCATAGTGTTGCCGTCCAGGTCTGTGTAGGAGAATGTTTTCGCCATCCCTCTGACCGCCAGCCAGAAGGATAGAATCTTATCCCGATCTATGGCCGATACGCTTGGCCAGCGGAGATCCAGCAGATCGTCATTACCCCTGTGCGGCTGGCCAATCCGCTCCGCACCGGCACTCACTGTGCTGGCCTGTACAAGCGAGGCCCCGCGATCTGGTCGGAGCGGGGAGCGGTCGAAGAGGGTGTCCACCCCGTTCAAGGTGAACTTGACCGGAGAGCCCTCGTTGCCGATGTAGCCGGACTGGACATAGTCGCTCTGGTTCTGGAGGTAATCACCGGGCATTCAGGTCACCCATTTACGGCCAGGCGGCGGCCGGACAGTTTCTGCAGCTCGGAGTAGATTTCCCGGGCGGTTTCGCGGGCGTTCTGCTGGGGGGTACCTGGCGGCAGGTTGACGATGATGTCGCCGAAGGAGACTGAGACACTGGCATCAGCACCGGGGCGGTTCCGGTCGGCGGGTACGATCTTTTCTCCTTGATGAACTAAAGCCAGGCCGGTACGGGGAACGTAATCGGTACCGACGGCATAGGAACCGACGAATGGATTGACGAATGGATTGGAAAACATGCTGTTAAATCCGAACGAATCACTAGTAGGGAGCGTTGTGTTGGGCGCGGATCGGTATGACGAATAGAGTCCGATGCCACTCTCCGCCCCTGCGGCTACACCGTTCACAAACGAGCCGCCGCCATTGGCTAGAATAGGCGTATTGCCGTTCCAGCCGACTACCTCTCCGGAGAGTACCCTGGAGGCATCTGTCAGGCTCTTTTTGAACGCGGCTATCCGCTGGTCCGCTTCCAGTTGCTGCTGCTTGGCGGCAGTCAGCTTCCGGACGGCGGTGATTTCCTCGTTAAGCCGCTGCACGGCAATCGTTGCACCGTTCTCTTTGGCGATCCGCAGCCTGTTCTCCAGGGGGAGCAGGCGTTCCTTTTCCTCCCGGAGCAGCTTTTCCGCGGCGGTTTCCTCCCGGTAGGTGCCGGTCAGCTTCGCCAGCTCGTCATTCAAGGACTTCATGGTCTGCTGGTATTCGGTCAGGGAGTCCTTTTCCTTCTGCTGGTTCTGCAGCTTCTCCTCTGTCCATTGCCGCTCCTTGCCGTAATATATCTCCATGGCCTCGGCATTGCCGGACAGGGCCTCCCTTTCCAGTCGGAGGAATTCAGCGCTCTCTTCATAGGCTTTACGCTTCATCTCGCCGGACTTGACAAACTCGCCGGCCCGTTCCAGATCCGCCGCACGGACTTCCAGGACGGCCTGCTTCAGCTCCTGGGTTTTCTTCTTCTCCTCATCGGTCAACCGCAGGGTGTCGCTCTTCAGCCCGCTACGCAGGGAATCGGATTCCCGCTGGATGCCGAGCAGATCCGCCCGCATGGCAATAGTCTTGTCGTTATCCTTCCCCCCGGTCTCCTTGAGCAGCTTGTTCAGATCGTTCTCGATATACGCCTTCCGCTGAGCCAGGATCTTCAGCTCGGCATCCATGGTCGACTTGGCAATGCGGAGCGTTTCCCGGTAATACGCCTCGGTCGATACCAGCCCCTGGTCGTATTCCGACTTCAACAGTTCCAGCTTCAGCTTGCTCCGCTCCTTCAGATCCTCCAGACCGGCCTTTGCCTTTGCCTGCTCCAGCTTGCGCAGGTCGTCAGCCAGTTTCTCGGCCTGCATCCTCTCCTGGTCGGCTTTCTCCTTGGCCCGTTGCAGCGCGTTCCTGGACGCTTCCTTTTCCTGCTCTTCGCCCAGGCGCTTCTTCAGGCCGTAAAATTCCTGCAGATCGGTTCGCGCCTTATCGGCAACGGCGCGGTTTTTATCCTCGGTAAAACTCCAGATCGCGCTGTCCGCCTTGGCGTCATACTCTCGGGCGCGGGCCTTCAGGTACTCGATCTGCTTCTGGTCGGCGTCCGTATAGTTCTGTCCGGCAGGCCCCCTGTACGCGGCAACGCGGTTGCGCTCCTCCAGGGTCCGAACCTGTTCGCGCATGTTTTCGAGCAGGGCCATGCCGCTCTTTTCCGCCTCTTTCTGTTTGCCGCTGTAAATGCTCCAGGCGCTTCCTGCCAGGGTCAGGCCGGTGACGATCAGGCCGATCCAGCCGCCAAAAAACGATAGCACCCCTTTCAGGGCGCTCGAAGCAACGGTCAGGGCTCTGGTGGTCAGTGTCGCGGCTTCCTGGGCAACGGCATAACGGGTTGTCGCCGTCGCAACCAGGTTGACCGCCGCGGTGTGCTCCGCCTCGGCCAGTGCCGTTGTTTTCGCGGCAACCGCCAGTCCGGCATGGGCGCGGGTCTGCATTGCCAGTCCGGCCGTGCGCCCTGCCTCATCCTCGGCCAGCCGCTGCACCATGGCACCTGACGACCGCAGCGCCATCAGGTTCTTTTCCTGGGCCATGGCCAGCGCCAGGGTGTGCGCCGTCTCCACTTCCCGAACCTTGGCCAGCTGCAGCGATTCCGCCGCCATCATCCTGGTGGCGGTGGCGCCCCCCAGGGCGACGGCGCCGGAGGATTCGTTCATGGCGTTACGGACATACGGCATCGCCCCAGCCACCGCCGGGGCGATGGTATTAGCCGCTATGCGGCTGGCGGCGATTACGGCGATGGTCGCCGCCAGCCCCTTTGCCGTCGTTGCCAGGGTCCCCATATTGCTGTTTACCATCTGCAGGCCGGAGGTGAAGGTGGGGAGCCATTCCCGGGCGAAATCCTCCTTCATCTCGAAAACGGTATTACGAAAACGGTTGATCGATCCCTGGGCGCTGGTGGCGTTTGCCTCGGCGGCCTGGCCGAAGTTGCGGTGCATGGACTCGGCCAGCTTGGGGAATACCTCCAGGGAAAGGAGCTGGCCGTTGCCCATCATCTTCATCATCTCGGGGGTGGACTTGCCGATTGCCTCGCTGAGCATGTTGAATATGGGAATTCCGGTCTCGGCGATAACCTTCACATCCTCCAGCTCGACCTTCTGTTTCGCCATCATCTGGGTAATCTGGGCGAATACCCTGCCCTGCTCCTCGCCGGTCATCTTCATGGCCGACAGCCCCTCGGCCATGCCGCTGAACATCGACCGGCCGGGGGAGCCTTCCAGGGAGGTGCCGCGAATAGTGTTGATGAAGTTGCCGTACTGCTGCAGGGCGGTGACGAAATCTAGCCCCATCCGCTTGGCCTCGGCGCGGACATAGCCGATCTCGCCAACGGCGATCTTCGTGCTGTCGCCAACGGTCGCCAGATTCTGCGACAGTTTATCCATGGTGAGCCCGGCAAAAAGGACATCTCCGGCCAGCGCCTTCAACTCCCCTGCTCCGGACAGGGCGCCACGCCAGACGATAAACGCCTTTGCGGCGATACTCACCTGCTGGGTCAGGCTCTCCACGCACGAGCGCAGCGATGTCAGGTTCTGCCTGGCAGAGGTGCTGTCGGCGATGACTTCCAGTTTTACCTGTCCCATAATTTTACTCCTTGCCCCGTCCGGGCGGCATGCTACAATAAAAGCATGATGCTACTCTCACGCTACATGCTCATTGCCCTGCTCGCCATGGGGCTCTTGGTCATACCGGCTGCCATGCTCTTTCTCACCCACAGCCTGGCCTGGGCAGCTCTCACTCTTCTACTGGTCATGATGGGGCTGGCAAAGCTCCTATCCTGACCGTTCCCTCGTTTTCTGCCGCTCTACATCGATCTCCCGGCAGGTAATCTCCAGCTGCGCCAGAGCAGCCAGATCCTCGTCGGTAATCTCCATGGCCTCGCAAACCCGCCCGCTCAGCCCGTACTCTCCCAACAGCCCCAACATGCCGCGTATATCCAGGAGCCGGAAGTCCTCGTCATCCAACAGGTCATAGCCGGTCGGACAACCATCCCCCCAGCAGAACGGCTCCTCGCCGTTCTCCCGGTAGGACTCCCGGCACTTCTTGCAGGTGACCGCCGGGAAATCCTCCTGTGCCCAGAGATACGCGGTCAGTCGTTTTTTGGTTCGGACCCGTCCAGTTCGAATTCGTCGAGCAGCTTTTCCAGGGTGGTATCGTCATCGCCCAGGGTCGGCTCGGTTTCATCCAGGTAGCCGGCGGGGGAGGTGCTTTTCGCCAGGACAAAGCTGCTGAAGGGGGCGCAATGCCGCATGAGCTTGTTGCGGTTCTCGTTGGTAAACGGAATCGCGGCGCCGTTGGGAAGCGTCAGGCCGGGATGGTCATGATCCTTCTCCTTGCGCCAGCTATGCACGGCCGCTTTCCCCAGAAAGATATCGAGCACCGTGTCCGGATTTTCCTTCAACTTCCTGGCCGCCTCGTCGGCGGAGCGGACCAGCTTGGCCAGGGCTGCCTTGTCCACATAGCTGATCAGTACTTCGGTGTCGCTGTCATACATGAACCACTTCTTCGGCGGTTCTTCGAAAATCCCTATCCTTGCCATCAGTATCTCCTTTGCAAGTCGGGGCGGGGACTCCCCCGCCCCGCTAAATGTCAATTACGCCAGCGCGTCCGTTGTCCGGGTATTGATCACCGTCCACCAGAGGGGGTCGGTAATGCCGGTCATGCCGGTCGGGGCGGCAGCCGCGCCGTGCAGGATGAAATTGACCGGCTCGACGATCCGGCCGTCATCGTCGGTCACGTTGTCATCCTCCATCTGCAGGTGCGGCATCTGCAGCAGGTGCTGGAAGTTGTACGGTGCGGCGATCTGTGCGCCGGTGGCGGTTACATCCAGTTTCTTACGGCTGTCGTTGCCCAGGTCGGTCAGGTACGTGGCCGAAGTGTGGGTCGGGAATTCCAGGGTCAACTTCAATTCCGGATTCCCCTCGTTGGTCGGCTCGTCGATAAGGTCCTGGGGGTTTGCGCCGCTGGTACGGTACTGGCCGGTATATTTCCCCGCCATGTTCCGTTTCAGCGAGAGGGTGAACTTGTTGGGGTAGATCGTATCCCCGCCGGCGAGAGCGGCTCCGGACGCGGCATTCATCCGGAATACCAGGTGCGAGAACATGACCGGGTTCAGGTTGGCCCCGGTGGGGAGCGTAGCACTGGCAAAGGTTGCGAGCGTGTTGACGGAGCTGGCGACCTCCTTGTTGCTGCCGATGAAATCGACCGCCAGCTGCAACGGGTCCGACCCGACCTGGCCCGAGAGGGTCAGACCGGAGACCTTCGCGGTCGGCGCCTCCTCGATGTACGTGCCGCTACCCATCAGCTTGGCAATAGTTACGAACAGGCCGTAGACATCGGGATTCCACTTGAAGATATGCTTGTAGGCCGTCGTGGCCCCCTGCTGCGCCGGCGCTCCGGCAATTCCCATGAACATGGCGATCAGCACATCGAGGCCGATATAACGGAGGTTGAACTGGTACGGCGCTTCGGCCTTGATTTCGCCGGCGGTACCATCCTTTGAAAATGACGACCCGCGGGATTCATCGACCTTGACGGGAGCGGTCCGCTTCGTCTGCCCCTTCAGCATGGAGACTTCGTTCCCCGCGCCGATGGCTACCGCCGTATTCCAGGTGGCGGCTTTCTTGAAACCGACGCGTTGCAGTTTTCCGGTAATTGGCGGCATGTTATACCTCCTCCCTTATCTCGGGCTTACTCTTAGGCTTCTTTTCCTCGGGCGGGTCATACTTGCCGACCCGCTGCTTCTGTTCGGCGGCGCGGGCCTTGTCCGCCTGTTCGTAGGGAGAGAGATAGTCGGCATGCGGCCGCTCGAAAAGCTCGTCGCCGAAATCCTCCTCATCGATGCTGACGGTAGTGCCGGGCCTCAGAGGTCCGTACTTGTGATGTACTCCCGGGTCCCCGATGTCACTTCTGACTCTTACGTCGATTTTTGCCATGATGGCCTCCTTTTAAAGTATTTCCGTGGCCGGCAACTTCAGCTCCGCATAGTGGCAGAGGACGTTGCCGAACATCCTGGTATCGATGAGCTCGGCCGACAGCGGGCCGGCGGAGAGACACATCCCATCGAGGTCGTGATTGTTTCTGAAACGTGCCTGCAGCGCCTCTATCTTGGCGTTGAAAAGGCTCTCCGTTTCGTCCGCGTCCTTGACCGACATGTACCCCTTGATGGTGTAGGCGTGGGCGTTTTCCTCCTCATAGTTGCTCAGCTTCGTTGACCGGTTGCCGGTCCGGCTGATCTCAAAGCCGAAGATCCGGCCGCTGGCAGGGTCATGGAACAACTTGATGAACGCTGACCAGTCGGCTGCCCATCGCTCATACCTGTGGACCATGCCGAATTCCGCGGAGGCGAATGAGGGTGTATTGATTCCGTCCTGGCCGGCGATGATCTCAAATATCTTTTGACGGATGGCGCTCTCGCTCACTTACTGACCTCCATTGCTATTTTCAACCCCTCGACCTGGGCCATGGCTTCCAGCTTGCCGAGATTATCGCTCAGCGCCTTCTCGAACATCTGTGCGCCGGTTGTTCCCTTGAGACCGATCTTGCGTCTCACTACGAACTCGATCCGCTGCGCCTCCTTTTCCGACAAGCCAAGCTTCACCTCCAGCCAACGGAGCAGGCTTCCCTTCGGCGGCATCCCCTTACCGGCGGTCCGCCCCCTTTCCACCACGTCGCCGTACTTGGAGCCGTGGAATAC